ATCGTCGCCCTCGGAGAAGCTGAATGCAGCGGCGAGTTCGCTGGAAGCGCAATACCTGGAACAGGTGCAGCGCGTGGTGGGGATTGTCGGGAGCCGGGCGCGTTACGCTGAAAGCGGGGAGTTGTTCTGATGATGGATTGGACGCAGGCGGCGGCAGACCTGGCGGCGGTGCGCGGTGACAACGCGCAGAGCATCGTCATCCGGCGCGGTGGGACGACGTTGGCGGCGCAGAGCGTGCGCATCGCGCGATTGGGCGGCCAGGGCATCGTGCAGCAAGACGGGCAGGTCCGAGAAAGCCGCGGGCGCGTGGTGGTGCTTTTCGGGACAAACGGCAACGTGCAGCCCGGCGACCGCTTCAACGACGGCGCCGGCATGCTGTACGAGGTGGTCATCGTCAGGCCGAACCGCCGCGCGGCGGTGGTGGCCGAGGCCGAGGTGGCGCAGTGAGTAACGCGCTGAAGTTCCGTTGGGTCAAGCCACCCAGCGATTTGGGGCGGAAGATCGAGAAGTATGGCCAGGATGTCATGATCGCCCTCTACGCGGTAGCAGCCAACTGGGGAGCCTCGCTCCAGAACGCCGCGCGCAGCGGCGCGAAGTGGGAAGATCGCACCGGCAACGCCCGCAGCGGGCTGTTCTTCGCTGTGGACGGGTTAGGGATGCCGGCGCTGTTCGGCCAGGTCAGTTCGGGAGCGGCGGCGTTGAAAACCGATACAGCAACGATCTCCGGCAGCGCCGACCGCCTGGTGATTTCGTTAGGCCATACGGTCTTCTACGGCAAGTTCCTGGAGCTGAACGGGAAATACGCCATCGTGATGAGCACGATTGAGAGCAACCTGGGGCGGCTCGAATCCATGATTCAGAGGTTACTGCGATGAGCATTCTCAGCCAGATCACGCAATTGTGGCAGCAGTGGCGCGACCGCAATCGCGCCACCCAAACGACGGCGACCGAAGCGCCGCAACCCAAAGGGAGCGCCGGCGCGGATATGTCGCGGCTCAGCGCAGACCAGGCGCGGCGCGAGGTCATCAAAACCTGCCGCAGGATGTACGAGGAAGACCCACGCGCGGATGGGGTGCTGCACACCCTGGCCCGCGATATGGTGGGCGCGGGCCTGACGGTGACGACGGGGAGCGCCAAGGCGGATCGGATAGCCGCCGAGCTGATGGACCGGCTCGACCTGGTGAGCCGGCTCGACGATTGGATCAGGTTGAGCGCGCGCGACGGCGATTCGTTCCTCGAAATGGAAGTGAGCGCCGATCGGGAAATCGTGGGGGTGACGCGCAAACCAACATTCGAAATGTACCGCAATTCAAATCAGCAGGACAAATTCGACGACCCCACCCGCGCCTTTTGGTGGAGCGACGCGCTGTACCAGACCGGGAAACCGCCGGCGGATGCGCTGTGGTTTGCGGAGTGGCAAATCGTCCACGCGCGCTGGAGCCACGACGAGGGGCAGCGCTACGGACGCCCGCTGTTCAAGAGCGCAACCGGAGCGTGGAAGCGCATCACCGAAGGTGAACTGGACGTGGCGACCCGGCGCAAGACGCGCGCCGGGATGAAGTACAACCATCAATTCCCGCAGGGCACATCCGGGGCGCAGATTGAAGAATACAAGGTACTTAACGCTGACATCCTGAACTCGCCGCTGGCCGCCATCCAGGACTTTTTCGGCACGGCCGAGATCAAAACGGTTGAAGGAGATGCGAAGCTCGGCGAGATTGAGGACATCCTGCACCACATCCGCACCTGGTGGATTGACTCGCCGGTGCCGATGTCGCTGCTCGGTTACGGCCAGGATTTGAACCGGGACGTGCTCCAGGAGCAGAAGGAACAATACGACGAAGCGCTGGAAGAACTGCGCCCGTGGGTAGAGAAGGAAATCCTGCGCCCCCTGTTCGAGCTGGCCTGGCTGCTGGCCGGCATCCTGCCGGAGACGCTGACGGTGGAATATCGCTGGAAGGCCAAACGACTGTTGAAGCCGGCAGACCTGCGCGACATCGCGGACGCCGGCGCGCGGCTGCGGGCGTTGGGGATGCCCGACGAGCCCGTGTGGTCGCTGCTGCAGCGCTTCTTGCCGGACGTAGATTTGGACGAATTGTTGAAGCCGGCAGGCGATGCCGCCGAAGGCACACCGGACGCGACCGCCAACACGGCGGAGCGATTGTTAGCGAGGGTCAATGGCGACCAAGAAGACGCTGAATGATATTCCGGGAGACCTGGCGCTGGAAGCGCAGCAGGCCGGATTGATGCGGCTGCACCTGTATTTCATCGGGCAGACGCACGCGCGCCTGATAGACCTGGCGGCGGAGTTCCGCAGCATCCTGGTGAAATACGCCGGCGAGGATGGAAAGCTCGACGGCCTGGGAAATTTACTGGCGCAGCGGGATATGCTGGCGGCGTGGAAGGCCTTCTACGAGGGATGGGCGCGCCTCTTCGAGACGGCACGCTGGCAGGCCGGGAGCCTGGCGTTTGGCGGGATGGCGGTGATGCATCGGCGGGTGAGCGAGGCGACGGGTGAGCGAATCAGCGAATTGCGAATTACGAATGGTGAATGGGCGGATGAGCGGATCTGCGAGTCAGCGGAGGAGCAGATCCAAAATCTAAAATCAAAAATCCAAAATGAAAGCCTGGCGGGTGAGCGGATCCAAAATCCAAAATCTAAAATCCAAAATGAAGATCAGACAGGCGAGCCGGAGTTGGATGCGGTGTATCGCCCGCAGTTGCAAGCCGTGTTGGACGCGGCGAACCGGCGGTTGTATGGGGATGGGTTGGTGTTGAGCCAACGGCTTTGGAAGCACAATCAGCAGTCGTGGTCGGGCATTCAGGCGACGCTGGCGCAGGGGATCGCCGATGGCAATAGCGCCTGGAAGGTCGCCAAAGAATTGGAGCGATTTCTCGGCGCCGGCGCAGAATGCCCGCGCTGGACCAGCACCCGCCTGTACAAACGCACCAAGAGCGACATCGCCGCCGGCGATATGACCGGGTTATACAGCGGCGCGGCCTGCGCCGGCCAGGGGGTGGCCTACAACGCTCTGCGCCTGGCGCGCAACGAGTTCCAGATCGCGCATCACATGGCGACCGATTCCATGTTCGGCAAGATGCCGTGGGTCGAGAAGGAAGCCATCAACCTCAGCCCCAGCCACCCCAGCATCAACTGCGCCTGTGAGGATGTGGTGGTAAGCGGTGAAAACGGCACGAACGTTTACAAGAAGGGCGAGGTATCTTTGCCGATTCACGTGCAATGCTTGTGCTACAAGACCGCCGTGTTGATGGACGACGACGTGTTTGTGGATCGGCTGCGCGGTTGGCTGGACGGGACGCAGCCGTGGGGCGCGATGGACGATTTTTCCTCGTGGTTGGGCGTGATGCCGATGGATGCTTTCTCGGTGAGCCTGGCCGTGGGGATCGCCAACAACCTGGCCGTGTGGTTATGGGGCGACGAAGATGATCTGGATGCGCTGATGCAGGATCAGCCCACGCAGCAGTTGCCGTTGCCCGAGGTTTGATTACGCGCGTAATCACGCGGATTTGTTTAACTGACGTTTATCGCCCCATCTATGGGGTACCGATGCTTGACTGCAAGCACATTTTCACAGAGAAAAAGACGGTTAAATCGGATTAACGGACTATGAGCATTCGCAGCGCGATTCTGGCAATCCTGGCCGGCGACATGACGTTGTTGGCGACATTGACCGGGGGTGTGTACAGCGCCACCGAGATTTCGCGGCAGTTGACGCCGGCGGCGTTCGACGCCAACGGCGAGGTCAAGCCCTGCGCGCTGCTGTCGTTGGAAGCCGAAGACCCGGTCGGGCCGTTCGAGACCGGCTCGCGGGAGTTCGTGACGGTGCATTTTTACGAGCGCCAGGGCTACACGGCGATTGATGCGGCGCTGGCCCGGGTGTACGCGCTACTGCACCGTAAGCACGCCGGTGCGGAGCACGTGTGGGACATCCGCCACGCCGGGGACATTCTGGATCAGTACGATCCGACTTTGAGCTGCTCGCTGAGCATCAGCCGCTACCAGGTGACGCGGCTGCGGTAGGAGGCGCGATGAAGCAATTTGTGTTTGCCGGGTTTCACCAGCCGTTGGACGGCTACGGGTACGCCACCATCAAGATCACCGGGGCGTTGCAGGAATCGCTGCCGGGCCGGGTGCGCGCGCTGGATTTGGGCGAGCCGGTGCTGGACGATGTACAGCATTGGCAGATGGACGCCCCCACGGTGGCGTTGTGCACGCCCGATTGGCTGCCTTTGATTAACACGGGCGGCGCGCCGCTGGTGAGTTATACGATGTTTGAGGCCACGCGCTTGCCCGCCGGGTGGGTTGACAAGATCAATCGCCACGCGGCGCTGGTGCTGGTTCCCTGCGACTGGAACAAGATGGTATTCGAAGCCAACGGGGTGACGCGCCCGATCCGGGTCGTCCGCTGGGGCGTGGATGCGAAGGACTACTGGCCGTTGGAGCGCCGACACGAGAAGTTGCCCTACACTTTTCTCTGGAGCGGCACCCCGGACCGGCGCAAGGGGTGGGATGTGGCCTATCGCGCTTTCTGCCAGGCCTTCGGCGACCGCGACGACGTGCAGTTGATCCTGCACTTCCGCCATCTGCCGCCGGGCATTACCGGGACGCGCGATAAGAACGTGAAAATCGTGTCGGGGTTGTTCGAGCGGCCAAGGCTGCGCGAGATGCTCACCACCGCCGATTGCTTCGTCTTCCCGTCACGCGGCGAGGGTTGGGGATTGCCACCGCGCGAGGCCGCGGCCACCGGGCTGCCGGTGATCGCGACGGAGTACGGCGGGTTGTCAGAGGAGATCAACCGGTGGGGAATCCCCCTGCGCACGGCAGGGATTTCGCCGGCGCAGTACGGGTACCCGGAATGGGGCGACGTGGGGTACTGGGCCGAGCCGGATATGGCGCACCTGGTGGAGCTGCTGCGCTGGTGCGTGGAGGAGCCGGAGAACGCGCGCAAGGTCGGGCGTCAGGCGGCGGAGTTTCTGCTTGAGGAGACGCCGTGGAAGCGCACGGCGCTGAACATCATAGGGGTGTTGTATGCTCATTCGATATATCGGGCCGCAGATCGTTAGGCGCATCATCGGGCCATACGAGTGGAGCCGTTCGACGGAGTTTGTCCAGGATGTCGCCGATCCCGGTCTGGTCGCCGAGTTGTTAACCGAACCAGCCGGGCGTTTCTCGGTGGCGACGATGGATCCGCTCATTAACCTGGACGGGATCGGGGAGCAGCGCGCCGCCGAGCTGGCGCTGGCCGGCATCGCTACGCTGGCAGACCTGGCGGCGCTGGACGATGCAGGAATGGCCCGGCTGGACAAGACGTTGTGGGCCAGCCGGAAGCAGATTCGCGCCTGGGTGTTCCGGGCGCGGGAATTGTTAGGGGCGCAACAAACTGCGCCTGAAATTACGCAGGAGGCATAACAATGGGCAGCTATGGACAGAAGCCGTTTGGCATTTACGACATCAAGTTGACGAATATGGGCGGAACCGTACAGGTGGATCTGCCCTACGCGCAGACGATGACCTTCACCGAGCGTTTGGTGAGCGGCGAGCTGCGCGGCGATGGTAAGACGGTGGCCGTAGTGAGCGAGGTGGATGCGCTGGAGGCCAGCCTGGAAGCAGGCGGCATCAGCCTGGAAGCCTACGCGCTGATGAGTGGGCGTACCGTGACCGAGTCGGGAACAACGCCAACCCGAAAAAACACCCTCAAGGGTCAAGGCGCCGAGCGCTTCCCCTACTTCAAAATCTACGGGAAGAGCCTGGCCGATGGCGACGATGACGTGCACGTAAAACTCTACAAGTGCAAACTGACCAACGGCCTGGAAGGGAATCTGGCCGATGGCGAGTTCATGATGTCGAACATGGGGTCCATCATCTGCATTGACGATGGCACCAACGGCGTCTTCGACATCGTCCAGAACGAGACGGCGACCATGCTGCCGACTACCTAAGCCATTAACCGGCGTTTTCAGCACTGCTTAATGGATGGTAGCTGGGGAAAAACGTTCACGAGTGGCGCGGAAGACGCCGGTTAATTACCCTTAACTGTCGAGGAGACACCTATGAATCTACAGACATGGCGCAAACAACGTACCACCGGCGAGGAGATGCAGTTGCCCTCCGGCTTAGCCGTGAAGATGAAGCAAATCAGCTTGATGGATATGGCGATCCTGGGCGACGTTCCGACGCCGCTCACGGCGCAGGTCAACATGGTGATGGAACGCGGCTTGCAGAATATCACGGTGGAGAATGCCCGGCAATACGAAGAGGCGATCAACCTGGTCGTCAAGGCCGCCGTCATTGACCCGCCTATCGGCGACGAATCTACCGAAACCACTCTGGCCGTGCGCGAACTGCCGATCATTGACCGGCTGGCGATCTTCCGCGAATGCAATCGCTATGCGGAGTCGCTGCGACCCTTTCGTCCAAAACAAAAGGCTCCTGTGGAACCTGCATAACCTGGCGGCGACATACGGGCAGCGGCCTTCGGATTATCTTGAGGTTGACGACAACTGGCTGGCCTATCAGATTGACCTGGCCTGTCTGACAGTTGGGCGTGAGATTGAGGGACGCATTCGGAGAAAGCTGCCGGTGAACTGGGGCGACAAAAAGCCAGCGGCAAAGCAAGCGGTCGGATCACTACGCGCCCGCGCGCGTAAGATGTCAGTGCCAGAAAATGGAGTTTGGTAAATGCCGGTCGAATTAGGAAGCGCATACGGTAAAGTCGAACTTGACGCAAAAGGCGTCAAGACCGGATCGAAACAGGCGCAGGATGCTCTGGTCGGTCTGGAAAAATCCATGAATGACACATTCAAGTTTACCCTGGGTAGCCTGGCTGCCCAGGGCATTGGAATGTTGGTCGGTGGATTGCGTGACTTGTACAGCGAAACGAAAACGGCGGCAACCGGCTTCGAATCGCAGATGGCGATCATGGGAACATCCGTTGACCCGGCTACCGCGTCATTGGAGACGCTCCACGACGCGGCAATTGCAGTCGGCGGAGACCTGAATCTGGTAGGGGTTGACGCCAGCCAGGCCTCCGTAGCGATGACCGATATGTTCAAGAGCGGCATGGCGGTCAATGATGTGTTCGGCGATATGCAGGGCTATATGGCCGGAACCGCCGAACTGGGCGGAGCGTTGCGCGGCTCCGTTGACTTGCAGGCCGCCAGCGCGCTGGACCTGGCGCAGGCGGCCAGTCTGGTCAACAGCACGCTGGATACTTATGGCCTGGCGACCAGTGAAGCCTCGCGCGTCACCGACAACTTTGTAAAAACGGCGGATGCGAGCAAGGCCGAAGTGACCGACCTGGCAGCGGCACACCAGAACGCGGCCACCGTGATGGCTGGGTTTGGGTATAGCCTGGAGGACACCAACACGGCGCTGGCGTTGATGAGCCAGAATGCGCTCAAGGGCGGCGAGGCCGGCACCAGCTTGCGCTCAATGCTCAATGGCATGTTGCGACCGACAGAAAAGGTTAGCGCAGCGTGGAACGAGTTGGGAGTGGCGCTGTATGACAACGAGGGGCATCTGCGCCGGATACCGGATATTATAGGCGATATGATCCCGGCTTTGCAGGGCATGACCGAAGAACGGCGCAACGAGCTGGTGTACATCCTGGCCGGCAGCGATGGACAACGGGCGCTAAACATCCTGCTCGGCCAGGGTGCAACCGGCTGGTCAGAAATGGAACAAGCCATCGCCGGGGCCAGCTCGGCCCAGGAGATTGCGGCGGCGCGGGCCAACACACTGGCCGGCGCCGAAGAGGCGATGTCCGGCGCGCTGGAGACATTGCAAATCCAGGTAGGGGAGCAGTTTATCCCGATGTGGACGAAGATGGCCCAGGGGGTGGGCCAGTTTGCCACAGAGCACGGTCCGCAGGTGGTAGCCGTAGCGGGGAAGATTGCCGATGCGGTGGTGTCTGTGATGGATGCCATCAGCGGATTGCCGCCAGAGTTGGTGGCGACGGTGGAACAGTTGACGGCGTTGGCCGCCGTTGCCGGGACCGGGTACTTCGCGTTCGTGAAGCTCGCGCCGGTAATTGCCGCGTTAGGGCCGGTCCTGACTTCAGCCGTGGCCGGGATGCAGTTGCTCGCCAGCGGCTCGACATTGGCGGAAGTGGCTTCTCTGGGATTGTCGGCGGCGTTGGGGCCGATTGTGATCGGACTGGGCGCGCTTGCCGTTGCATTGGTAGCGGTGAACAAGGCGATCCAACTGCACAAGGATATCCAGGAACAGACGACCACCGTTGCGGGACTGTGGGGACAAAAGCTCGACGAGATTGCGGGGAAATCTGCTTCAGCCACGGAAGCGGCCAATGCGTATCTCAGCAAGCAAGCAGAGGTGCGCGACATTTACATGGATAGCAGTGGCGCGGCGCGGCTATTCATTGACGATCAGACCATCTTGAATGCGAGCGCTGACGAACTGAACAATACCTTGATCCAGTCCGCCAGCAGCTACGAAGACTATCTGGCCGCGATTAAGGAAGTGAACCAAGCGGTAAGCGAACAAGCCACCAGCACCAACTGGTTAGGGGCGCAGGTGGTAGACACGAAGGCGCTGATTGAGAACAGCGTCTTCGCGGTGGATGAATTGACGTTCTCAGCAGAACGCAGCAAGGATATGGCCCTGGGATCGGCAGAGTCGTGGGAGCAGTACAGCTACGCGATAGCGCTGAGTGAGCAATCGGCGCAGAAAGCCGCTCACGCGAATACGCTGCTGGCAACCGGGCAACGCACCGTGACCTTGAGCGCGGAGCAAAACACGGCCTTGTACAAGCAGTTGACCACGACATTGGGCAGTTACAACCTTACGCAAACTGCGGCGGCCCGCGCCGAACAGACCCTGGCCGTGCAGATGGGTTTGACAACGCAGCTCTCCACTATGCAAAGCGATGCGATCAATGTGCTGGGAGCCGCGTATGCCAATGGCGAGTTGACGCTCAACCAATATCGTTCTGCCAGTGAGCAGGTGATGTTGGTCAACGCGAATAGTCCGGCAGGGTATCAGGCTCTCGCTGAGGTGGTCCAGGGCGCCACGGGGAATTACAACGCGCTCAATGGCTCGGTTGCCACCTTGCCCGGACAGATGGCCGCGCTGAGTGACGCGGCGACTGCGGCGGCGGTCACAGCCGAGGAAATGTCACAGAGAGCAAAAGCCGCCTGGGAAACATTCGCCGGCAACGTGAAATCTGGAGTAGCGTCAGCCTTAGACGCCTACAAGTCGGGCAATGCTGAAATGCTGGCCGAGCAGCAAGCGGCCCTGGCGAATATGCTCCTGAATCAGACCAATCAGATGTTGGCGTTGGGGCAAATCACTAAAGACCAGGCCACCGGCATGAAAGCCGCCATCTCCACAGAATTTGGCTTGACGGTGGATGACACACAGTTGACCACCGATGCCCTACTGGGAATGTATTCTGACTGGGCTGCTGGCGGACAGACCAGCGCTGACCAGATTGTTAGCTTCATCCAGAATATCGGGACAGAGAGCGAGACATTGTCAGCGCGCGAGGAAGCGGCGACACAGCGCGAAATTACCGCATGGCAGAATGCGCAGGCGCAAACAGAGACCACCAGCGCCGCTTTCGATGAACGAATGACGTTAATGGGAGAAAGCGCAGAGACTTCTGCCGGTGTCATTGAAGGTGGGTTCACCAGCATGGGGGGAGCGGCAGAAACCATGAGCGGACAAGTACAGGGAGCCAGCAGTGCCGCATCCAGCGAGATTGAGAAGATCGGGACGGCGATTAACAATCTTCCCTCCTATAAAGATATTGAGATCCACGTCAGACAAACCGGCGACAAATCCACCCAATTCGGCTCGCCGCAACTACGCCTGTACTATGGCATACAAGACCTGGTCGAATATGCAGCTACACATCCGGTGGAGGTAGATGTAGCGACTAAGGTGAGCGACGGCAACATGCAACTGAATACCGGACGCTTAACGTTGTCAGCGCTTATGCAGGGCGTCAATGCGCCGGCGCTATCCCCGACGATTGCGCCGGCCAGCAATGTCAACAATGGCGGGAATTACGACCAACGCAAGGTGGAATTGAATATGCCGGTGACGGCGCTGAGTAATTCGGTGGACATCGAGCTGCTGGCGCGGCGGGTGGTCGCGCTGATCCAACAACACCAGGGATAGAGGCGGATATGATCCTGCGACTGACCGATGGCACGACGACGATAAACCTGACCGGGGGCACGAATTCCTTTTACCTAGCCGAGAATTACGCGCCGGTGACGCCGGAACCGGAAGTGGCGGCAGTGCTGTCGCAGATGCGCGACGGCGGCGAGATTACGTCCGTGTTGCAGCGCAACGTCAGCGAATCGGTGGTGCTGGCGGTGGTGGCTGCAACATTCGCGACGGTGCAGACGGCGATCAACGGCATCGAGACGTTGTTGTTGCAGGTGGCGCAGCGGCGCAATACCGGCAAAGGCGCGGCGGTGTACGTGGAATATCGTCCGGGGGACAGCGGCACGATTTACCGCAGCGAGTTGCTCTATGGGCGGTTGGCGCCGGACGCGGAGGTTTCTTCGGCGGCCTGGGCGGCAGCCGGCGCGCTGCGGGTGACGCTGGCCTGGCAGCGGCGCTTCTACTGGGAAGGCAGCGAGACCGAGCTGGCCCTGGATAACGGCACGATCGGCAGCAAGGCCACGGGCGGGGTGACGGTCTACAATCACGACGACAGCGGCCACGACAACTGGGTGGACATCGCCGGGGCAGACATCGCCGGGGTGCTGCCCGCGCCGCTGGAGATACGGCTGTACAACTCGTACAACGTCAGCCCGCGCGATTACGCGCTGGCGGTGGCCGGCAATACTTTTGCCGCACCCACTACGTTGAGCCATATCCTGGAAGGGGAGAATGCCACCGACATCGCCGGCGGGGCGGCGGCGACGGCCGCAGCGACCAGCAGCAACGGCTATTACCAGGTCGCCAGTTGGGGATCGAGCAGCGAGAGCAAGATCATGGAATGGACGTTGAACGCGGCCTACCTGGCGAAGACGCAGGGGTTCAGCTTCCGGCTGCTGGCGCGGGTAGTGGCGGCCAGCGCCGGCCTGCGCATCACGCCGAAGGTGCTCTTCTCGCTCACGACCCTGTGGGAAGGCGCCGAAGTGGCGGTAGGTACTTCCGAGTGGCTGGACCTGGGAGTAGTGCGGTTGCCCCCCTGGTTGGCCGGCCAGACCAATCTCTACGACATCTCGCTGGCGTTGTACGGCAAGTTGAGCGGCGGGGCCAGCATCAGTCTGGACTACGTGCAGGTGACGCCGCTGGACGGCTACCGCTACCTGGCATCGCGCGGCTACGGCGCGGCCTACCTGACCACGCTGGTAGACGACGGCATTGAGAATCTGTTGTACGTGGACTGGGGCGGCGCCGGCCTGATCGGGAACTTCACAGCGCAGGGGCAGCGGATCCACGCATGGCCGGGGCGCGCGCTGCGGCTATACTTCCTGGCCGTCAACAGCAGCGGCAACATGGATATTGAGCGCACGCATACGGTCCGGGTCTATTACCGGCCCAGGGTGCTTTCGGTGTAACGATGGACATCCAACCTGAATTCAAAACCAGAGATTTCGCTTCCGTGCTGGCCTTCCCCGACGTGCAGATGGCGGTTGAGCGCTACGGATTTGCCGCCACCGGTGGACCGGACCAGGCGACGCTCACGGCCAAAGGCCAAGTGGAGGCGCTGTGGGAGCTGCTCAACTGGCTACGCGCGCCGGTGGAGTTGATTGATGAGAACGGAACGGCGCGCTGGTGGGGCTACGTCCACGAGGTGGTGGTGCAGGTGGGCGCGATCCAGATCGGGGTAAGCCTGGATACGCTTTACAACCGGGTGAACGTGGTGTACAGCTACGTGGCTCCCGGATCGGCGACGGTGGGAACGCGCGCCAACACCGGTTGGGCGCAATACGACGACAGCGTGGCCGAATACGGGACGCGGGAACTGCTGCACTCGCTGAGCGGCGACACGCCGGCCAGCGCCCTGCAGGCCCGCGAGACGGTGCTGGCGACGATGCGGCTCCCCAGGCCAGTATTGACGCCCAGTTACGGGCAAGGCGAACAGCGCGCCACGCTGACGCTGCGCGGCTGGTGGCATACCCTGGACTGGACGTACTTTGCCAAAGCCGCCCTGATGGAGGGCAACACCGATAAAACAATCTCCGCGCAGGAATTTGGGGCCTCGTTGAATTACCCGGAGTATGCCCAGAGCTTTCAATTGGCTGGCTGGCTGGTTTACAGTATCGAGCTCAATCTGCGTACCCAGGGCACGCCCACTGACAACGTACAGATCGAGCTTTGCAGCGATAGCGGCGGCGCGCCGGGGACGGTCATCGAGACGGTGACGGTCGCGGCCGCCAGCATCGGCAGTTCGTTCGCCTACGTTGCGTTCAACCTGGCGGCTCCCCGGTTACTGGCTGCCAGTACGACCTATTGGATCGTGGTCAGCCGCACCGGCGCCCTCGATGTGTCCAACTATTACGAGATGGCCGTGGACGAATCGTTGGGGTATGCGGCGGGTGTGCTGCGGAATCACTACTACCTGACCTCGTGGATCGCGCGCGTCCCTGACGCTGATGCGCTGTTCCGGGTGAATGGCGTCGAGGAGACAACGGCGCAGATCAGCGCCATCGAGGCCGATGAGGGGCAGTTCATCGCCGGCGTATTGTTGGACAACGCATCAGGAGTCTACACGTCGCCCTATCGCGACGGCGACAGCACGGCGTTGGCCGAGATCGCGGCGCTGCTGAAGCGCGGCACGACCAACGACCGGCGCCTGCTGGCCGAGGTGACGCGCGACCGCTACTTGCGGGTGTACGAAGAGCCGGAGCTGGACGATGAGACGGTCGGGCTGCTGCTGGACAGCGACGGGGCGTTGAGCACACCGCTGACCGGGGCGCTGGATGCGGACCATCCCCCGGTGGGCCAATGGTGCCAGTTCAAGGATATGCCGGCGACGGTGAATATGGGACTGTTGGCCGACCCGTCATTCTTCTTCATCGAGACGGCGGAGTTCGACGTGATAACGCAGACGTGGCAGGTGACGCCGCGCGGCGCGCCCACGCCCTGGGAACTGTCTACGATTGGGGATGGATGATTTGATTACGCGCGTAATCAAATGGGAAGCGGGTAAGCGGGGGAGTGTTAAGTGACGTTTTTGTTGGGTGTAGGATGGCTGATGGATGGCCGGGATGGGCAGAGAGCAGCAACTTTTAGACAGTTAAAACTGGTTAAGTGACGATTATGGATGTAACAGAGTTACTGCAAAAGGTTAAGCCGTTCGTGTTAGGGTGGTTTGAGACGGCGGGCGGTGGGGCCGGGCCGTTTGCGCCTTCGCCGCACGAGTTGAACGGCGCGCATCATTCAGGGACGCTGGCGACGGCGCAATATCCCGACGCGCTACTGCGGGATGGATCGCGGTCGCTGACCGGGAATTTGTCGGTGGGCGCGGGGATTACGATTGATGGGGTGGACATCAGCGCGCACGTGGTAGACGCCAACGCCCATCACGCCCAACAGCATACGCTGGTCGGGACGGACCATACGGCGACGGGCTTGACTGTCGGCCACGTCGTGCGCGCCTCGGGGGCGACGACGTTCGCCTGGGCGCAGTTGCAACACAGCGACCTGGGCGGGGTGAGCGCCGATCAGCATCACGCCGGGTTTGTGGGGCTGGCAGGGGATTTGGGAAGCGCTACGCCTGACGCAGGTGATCTGATTATGTTGGATGGCGGGAATGGGATCATCACAGCGGCCAGTGGCAATACGGTGATGCTTTCCGTCGCTGCCGGGACGGGTTTAACGTTCTCCAGCGGGTTGCTGGTGCTCAACTGGAGCGGGACGCCCAACAACGTCAGCCTGGCGGCGAGCGCGGCGGGATCGTCACTCTACGCGGCACACGTGGATCACCGGCACCAGTTGGATGTGGGGATTGTGCCGACGTGGACGGGATTGCACACGTTTAATGCCGGTATTGATGTGGTCGGAACGATTGAGTTCCAGGCTGCCGGAACAATCAAAACTTTGGCCGGAGACCTGACTATATCGTCTGCTGGTGACATCATTTTTGACCCAGCGGGCGCGCAGATCAGAATAGCAGCAAGCCACACATTGCAAAGCGACCACTACGCTTCGCAAACGACGGGATGGGGTATCACCTACGCGGGCGCGGGTGATTTCCGTTACCTGTTCGCCGATGAACTCCACGCCAAGAGTTTCATTGCCGATCTGGAGCAGGCACTCGCAGGCGGGCAGATCATCAGCAAGTCAGTAGCGATGATCAGTCGCAATTTTACAGCGCCAGCAGCGGGGGCGGCGGCTACGTTGTACGTGCGCGATCTCCCCTCGGCTGAAAATATGGCCGCATTTCAGTCGGGGGACGTTGTGAGGCTGCGTACCTTCTCGCGGGCGGCGGGTAGTCTGACGATTGCCGATTGTTGGGGCGTCGTCACCAGCTACAGCGACCTCAGCAACAAGGAGCAATCCTGGACATTCACACGCTCCACAGGCGGCAATGCGGGCGCGATGGCGGCGGGCACGGTGATCGCAGCAGACAGCCTGGCGCTGGACTACGGCACGACAGGCAATGGCTTTTACGAGGTCAATGCTATTGACGGGGCTTACGGCGCAAACAGTCCCTACGCGCAGATTGTGACGTGGACAACCCATCCGGCGACAGGGAAGACGGTGCGGACGCGCCTGGGCAACCTCTACGGCATTACCGCGACAACGGAGTACGGGTTGTTCGCGGGTGAGGGAGTAACGGCGGGGGATTCGTACCTGCGCCTGACCGACAAAAACTTTGAACTGCATAACCTCGATTTGGCGATGTACGACAGCGGTAACGTGCAGCGCATCGGTATGGACGCGGGTGCGGCGGCAGGCGACAAGCTGATGTGGGCGGGAGTGAGTCTCACAGATCCCAAATTCATTGTCTACGGCAACGGAAATGTGTGGCTCTCGACCCTCGCCATCTCCGACAGGATGGGCGCCCCGATCTTTAGCCTGGCCGATGGCGCGTTGCTGCTCGGCCCCAGTTGCGCGATTACTCCCACGAGCTGGACGAGCACGCGGGGGCAGACGGCGACGATCAGCGGTGCGTTCCACCAGGTTGACGGGCGCTGGCCCGGAACACGGGCGCTCGTGATCGAGCCGGGTATGACGAACTACGCTGAGAACCCACGTCCGTCGAGCTCCGGCTCATCGTGGCCAGTTTACGGCGGATCGTTTTCTTTCGTGTCCGAAACTGGGCCGTTCATCGGAAACACCGTAGGGCAGGTCGTTTCGACGGGCTCATCCAATCTCAGGATCGGACGGGCGATTGCCGTGACTGTGACAGCAGGGGATGCGTGGACGGTTTCTTTCTGGGCGAAGTCGGCGGCATCTAAAACAGTTTACGTCGCCTGGCATCAATCAGGCTCTCCCTACGCGGTCCTGTCCAACTATCTGTACTTCGCTGTACCCACGACATGGACAAAGTTCACTGGAAAGCTGACAGTGAATACGGGCGATACTGCGCAGCTGATAATGGGAGGGCTCACGGCAGGCGACACGGTGCAAATCGCAAACGTGCAGATAGAGAAGCTGGCATTCCCCACCTCGTACTGTGATGGGGATTTGGGTGTTGGCTATTCGTGGTCTGGCGCCCCCCACGCCAGCACCAGCGCCCGTACCACTACATCGCTCACGTTCAGTCCCCAGGGGTACATTGACCTGTCGAATGGGTCTTTGTCGTTCTGGTTCCAAACGCCGTGCGATTACAACACGAGCGGGTTGTCTGCCACACGCGGGCTCTTCGCGTGGTGGAATGCGTGGAACACCGAGAGCTTCTATATCTCATTTAGCGCAACGATGACGCAGGTGAACGTAACATCGTACAGAGGCAGCTCCTCCCAGATGTCAATGATCGGGAATCTGCCAACGACCATGAAAGCCGGGGACTGGGTTCACGTGGTGGTGACGTTCACGACCAACGATGTGAACCTCTACATCAACGGCGTCTGGAAGGCCAACGACACCACGTACACTGCGCCGGCGATCACGAGCACGACTGCCTATCTCGGATCAGTCACCGCACCAGGATGCGTCGCGTTAGGCGAGTTTGCAGCCTTCGCCCGCCCACTCACCGCCGAAGAAGTCTCAACGATCTACGCGCTCAACCGCCCGCTTTCTGATTGCGGATCGTACAGCACGCCAGGCGTCTACATCCTCGATGGTAAGTTCGACCTGCGTAGCAGTACCACGGGTGCGCGGGTTCAGGTAGGTGTGGACGGCATCTCCGGCTGGTCTTCCGATACCACCAAGACGTTTGCGCTTGAGACCGATGGCGACTTCTTTGCGGGAAGTAACCTTTCATCACCCTTGACCACAACCCTCGCCGTATTCTCCAACGCCCAGACGTATGGTGGAGAGAGTCTAGGAGCGGGTGACGTGCTGATCGGGTGCAATATTTCCATGCCCAATCTCCTTTTCGATCTTTCCGCGAGCAAGCTGTCCTTCCGTGGCGGCACGACAGAAGCGATGGCATTTTACTACAACGGGAGCGCGACTTTCGGCGAGGTGGCCGCCAACAAATTCAACCTGATGTGGGATGCCACCGTGGGCGACCTGCTCATAAGACAGAATACCACGGCTTACTTCCAGGTGGACGGCTCGGCGTCGCTGTTGAAGTTCGGCAGCAACGTGAGCGCTGCGGCCACGACGGCCATCGCCATCTTCGGCGCGGGCCAGACGTACAACTCCGAGGCGGTGGGGGCGGGGGACTTGCTGATCGGCGACAACAGCGCCAGTAAGGCAAACGTGTTGTGGGATAAGTCAACCGGGCAGTTAAAATTCAGGGGGGGAACTACCGTCCAGGTGTACATTGACACAGACGGAGCGGTGGTCGCAGGAGGCGGAGTCGTCAAGCTCAATTCTGACGGCATCCAGACGCTGGTCACGACCGACTTTGCCAACGCCCGCGCCTACAAGTTCCTGGATGGAACGACCAACGTGGGTGGATTGGAATCATACCGCGACACGACCGGCATAGACGCGCATTCGGTGCGGGTGATGGCCGAGAGCGTGACCGGGGATTACGCATACGCCGGCGTCAGGGCAGACGCCCCGGCTTCCCTCTATTCCGAGGCCTATCTGTGGGCGTTGTGTGGCACGCACAGCGTGAAGATGCAGCTACAGAGCAACGAGGCGTCCGGTTCGTACCGGTTTTATCTGAGCGGCGGCGATTTCATCCTGGATGGCGCGACAAAATCCATGCGCGTTGAGGGCGGGCTGTACGTCGGGGGCATAGCGACGGCGGCTGACGCGGGTCAAGTGTGGCTAAACGGGTTGATGCGCTTTATGGCAGAAATCAGCGATCCGGCAGCGCCGTCATCGAATCAGGCGAAGGTGTATCTCCGTGACAACGGATCTGGAAAAACTCAGTTGTGCGTCAGGTTCGCCACCGGCGCCGTTCAGGTGTTGGCTACAGAGCCATAGGAGGAAAGATGAGACCTAATGATTTTGACCTACGATTGTACGATGCGGGGGCGCATACGCTGCTCAACAGCGTTGTTTCACCCCTGGTAGCGCTGGCCGATGCGGACGCGCTGGCGGCGTTGATCGGCTACGCGCGGGTGTACCTGGCGCAGCCGGCCAGCCTGGGGCTGGTGACGAACGTTGAGGCTATCGAGCACTTCGTCTTGCACGCGCAACGCGTCAGGTTACTGGCGGTGGAATTTCTGGAAGCTTCGTTCTCCGGTCCGGTGCGGGCGGAAGTGCCGGCGTCTCCGCCGATCGCGCCGGCGTCATTGTGGTTGACGGCTGTCGGCAGTGGGGTGGTCAATGCCAGCAGTGCGTTGGGCAGTTACGCAGATCGCTACGAATTACAGCGGCTCGTCAACGGCGCGTGGACAACGGTAGCACAGGGATCACCGCGCGAGGATGGCGTGGATTACCTGGTCACGGGAGTGCCGACAGGGTCGCAGCAATTCAGGGTGATCGCCAGGTTGGGATTCTTCGCCGGATTCCCCGGCGCAGCACAAACAGTGGAGGTAGCATGAGCATCGAACGAGTATTGAGCAAGAGTCAGGCGCGCGCCGTCATTGCGATGGTGCGTGAGCGTGAGCGGATTATGCACGAGGCGAACGAACAGATCGGCGAGATCAACGCCGCGCTGGATGAGCAGGCAGAGATGATGCGGGCGCATTTCGGGTTGCCGGAGGGCGCGTATATTTTCGAGGGGAACCCCAACGGCGTCACTCTCAAGATGAAGCCGGAAGAGAAGGCGCCTGTCGAAGGCCAGGGGGAAACGCCGGCAGAGCCAACGCAGCAACAACCAGCGAATGATGATCCAATGATGGCAGGCTCTCTGCCAGATGAGAATATCATTCCTGACCCATCCATCCCCATAGATGAGAAATTAGCCGGTTAATTGGTTTTAACGGGCAAGTTAGCGCAAAGAAGCGGCTCTGAGGTTACTCTGAGCCGCTTCTTTTCGTGGGTGGGAAATGACGGTTAATGTTTCGCTGACCAATTTTTAGATAATCCTAA